TTGGTTCGGAATAGTGTAGTGCTGGCGGTCTATCTCTTGTTTTCGGTTGCTTGCTTCCTTACCGTACATGAGCATTATCTCACGCTCTGCAAGAAGCTCAATCCACCAGTAAAGTACCTCTGGATCGCTCTCAAGAGCTGGAAGATATTCTTCCGGGAAGTGAGTGTTATCGCCTCTGTGCCATTCAGATTCATATTTATCTCTTAAATTTCCCCTCATCTCCGGAGGCGGTGCGGGGTTTGCCGCAATGCGCTGCCGCTCTCTATCTATTTCGTCCCAACGCTCTTTAACATCGGCTCCAACAAACACCGCCGAAGCACCAATCAGACCAAGAAATGAACCCAAAAATCCCATTTTACAAATTTCTCCTTTCATTAATCGAACTTTAATCGAACATTTGTTCCATTTGCATTTTTTATTATAGTCCAAAAAAATTCTCTTGTCAACAGGGAATTTTTTCCTGTTGTAAGTTGTCACTTTTATCGGACACTCAAATCATTTTCCTTTATGAGTCGAGCCGCTATAACAGGACTCAGCTTAACCGTCGGCAAAGTAATTTTGCTTGCACCATTGCTCCAAGTTTGATGGCTACCGCAACACCTCACCTCCTTATAGCCGTTATCCCGTAAAATTCTCTTAAACTCTTTTACTTTGAATTGAGTCAATCTGACATACACACCTCCACAACAGCATAATTTCCAAACTGTTCACACTCCTTATCGAATAGATAATTTAATAGCTCTGCAAAGTCATTTCCTTTTCCGGCATATCCAAGCTTATTTGCGCTGTCCCGAATTGATTTCATCTTAGGACACGACTCGCAGCTATGTATTGAGCAGAGCTTGCTTCCGATACCGGAACAAGCCACAAACTCATCTCCATTTGTCGTTTTTGCTACTACTGTTTGATGTTCCATTTTTCCCTCCAATTAACAGCCGCACACTACTTTTATTTTTCTTGTTATATCCGTCATAACCGATTCGTCGGTGATTTTACCCACTCTCCTTCCTAATCTCGATTTGTCTACCACTCTCAGTTGTTCACATAACGCCTCTGACTCATCTCTTACGCCCTGCTCACTTGTTATTTTGACGTGCGTCGTCGCCATAGACGGCTTTATTTTTGTCGATAAAGGTACAATAACCGTCGTCGGCGAGTGGGCGTTTCCCACATCGTTTTGCACTATAATCGCAGGTCTTGTGTTCCGTTGTTCAGACCCCACTCCGTCCAGCGAAACCAAGTAGATTTCTCCTCTCTTAATTATTTTAATCTTCCTCTCCCATATTATTTTTTACTTACGATAGCTCATATGCTATCATACACCTCAACGATTTCTATTCCTAACTTCCGTATAACAGCTTCGGTGAAATTATTTTTCATTTTCTCCTGAAGTCGAGTTTTACTTGTACTTCTGCCATAGATTACTCCATGCTTGTCCATTATGTAATAGTATATTTCTTCAGCCATTCTGCACCTCATCTCTAATTGCTTCTATTCGGTACGGCTCGTTGTACCGAATACCGTCTATTATCTCATCGACAAATTCATCATCAGCGAGCGACATATTAGCCAACAGATCAATAAGCTCGATAGCTTTATCACAGATTTTTACTTTGATATTCATTTACATTCTCCTTTTGTTTTCGTTTTTTAAATCAGAATCCAATTCCTTCTGGACTCCATTTTCTTGTCGTCTACCCGCTCCGTACTGAAACTCACACTCGCCGGATTGTCTAACACACACATTTCCGTCCATATGTTCACAATACACGCCGGTAAAAGCTCGTCTGCAATATGTCGTGTTTAGTATCATAAACTCACCACCGTCTTTGCTTTCACCTTTTCGTCGCTCATTACCTCCGATATCGCCGCCGCACACGGTTTCCAACAATTACCGTTGTGTGCGCAGTTTTTGCAATATGTTTCCAACACTTCATACACCGTCATATCACGCTACCTCCGAATTTGTTTTAAATTCGCTAAGAGCTTTCACTACAGCTTTATATGTATCGTTCTCTACTGCCTTGTCAACCTTACTGAGCATCTCTGCATTAAGGGCTGCGAGTGCTTTCATCCTTGTGTCATATTTTTTAGGAATCCTCATACCGGAAGCAACATCGGTTACATACCATCCATCACTCCGCTTATCAAAACCAAATTCGATTTCTCTTCCTCGCGGAGTTCTTACTACCTGTCCATAACCGCTAACCCGCTCGAAGTGATTGAGGGCTTTGAGGTCGTTCTTGTCAGATATCGCTGTGTAAAAGTCAAGTTTATACATTTTTGTTTTCCTCCTTATCGACATAAATATACAGCCATTTGCTCAAATTCGTCCATTTTATCTTTTGGAATTAAAAGGACTTTTTCATCTTCGCTCATGATGATATTATAGTCTTGCTCGATTAAATCGCATATTTCCAGTTCGCTCATAAGTGCAAGCTCTTCCGCTGTTGCCATTTTGTCTTTAAACGCCAGTTTTCTTGCGTCCCTTATCATCCCCGTGTAAAGAAGACGGTTGCTTAAATCTCTTCCATTCATTTTCATTTACCTCCAAATTTCTTCATTTTAGTTTTCTTTCTAAACCAAAGCTCATAAGGAATTTCTTTTTCATTCGCAATAATACATATTGACTTATCAGAAAGACTATCAGAGAGATTACGAACAAGCTCTATGCAGTGACCCCTTCGCAGCTCTTCCTTAATTTTTTCAATCTGTGTGTACGGACGAATAGAATCAGGGCGCACCTCAACTCTACGCATATTATGGTCGTCTACTTCGCCGCCCGCAGAAGTATTAAGGTTGGCTAAAGTATAGATATAATATCTGGGGTCATAAATGTAAGTCCCCTCATCATAAACGATACTGCCAACTACCGTCTCTCCCGAGTAAGTTTCACCGACATACTGATAATTTCTCTGCTTATTTGTCTGGTCAAAAACCATAACAGAAACAAACTTGCCCGAAGCTCTCATCTCATCAAGCTCTTTCTCTTTTTCTTTTCTTGTTTCTATATCAATATTAAATTGCTCTTCGAAACGATGATTGACATCTTTAAGTATATCGGCAAGGGTACGATTTGTATTAGCAGCGTTAGCCGCAGCAACCCCTATTGATTCTAATGCCTTATTTACGGTATCGCCATCTATGAGTAAGCCTTTGTTTTCATTACTCATTTTTATTTACCTCCGCTACATCACCGTCTATTAGCCGTTCAGCCGTCATAGTGTCATACTTAATACCCGCACACGCAAACTCGGGATTGTGTCCCACCGCGTCTGCCGATACCCAAACAGACCACCTATTAGCAGCTTCTCTCTTTGCCGTCTCTTCGTCGTCTGCTTCAATCTCATATGCAACTCGTCCTGAATAGTTGAACCGTACAAGATACTCCATTTTGTTTTCCTTTCTTAAATAAAATCTGCTATGAGCATACTGTCACCCATAACCACATCAGAGCACCTCAGTGTGTCTAATATCGTTTTCTTAATAGCTTCGCTTGCGTCTTGATAGCACCACGACTCTTCCCATATCGAGCAAAACGACGCGCACCCTCCGCCGTAATAATCTGAGAACAGTATTAGGTCTGCTGAGTCAAACCCCGTATCTACAGCCTTTATTCCATACCAGCCGTAATTATCATCGCGCAACTCGTCGAAGCTTTTGTTTGCGTTCTCAGAGTCTATTACAGCGAAGTCACAATCTGGAAATCGACTACCCTCACGAATACATTTACGCGCCCTTTCTCCGAGATAATCACTCAGCTCGTTTACTGTGCAAACCATAGATTCATTTTCTTTTCTCATTTTCAATACTCCTCCGGCAACAGCATGGTCGTCACATTACCCTCGTCGCCGAAGTCTGTGATTATCCAAATCTCGCCCTTACTTGTGTTATATGCGGCGAGCGTTCGTCCATCGCCTACCCGAACCGCCTTGTCGTTTAAAGCCTTGTCCTCTTCGGGGATATCACCCCAATCGCACTTTGTGTATCGCCCGAAAGCATCGAGCAGCTCCTCGCAAATTTTACCGTCACCGAGTATATTTGCTATACCCGGCGTCATGACCTGCATTCCTAAATCAAATTTCAATTCCATTCCAAATTCAATTCCTCTCTGTTAATCACACTCAACAAACTCGCCGTTTTTAAGCGTATACCAAGTATCAGCCTTAATTTTTTCTCCGTCCACTATTGCTGCCTTGATATTAATCAGCGGATATGTTTTGCCGTTCCAAACGCCGCGCTCCGCAATGACAATAGCAGAGCCGAGACCCGCCTTTGCTTTAGAATTATAGCCTGTTACTATCGCGACAGAATCGCCGTTTGAAACTTCAGCTGCTGATCGGGTGCCCGAATTTACGGCTGCTGATCGGGTGCCCGAATTTACGGCTGCTGACCCGATGCCCGAATTTACGGCTGCTGACTGGAAGCCCGAATTTACGGCTGCTGAACGGTAGCCTGTATTCATTGCTGCTGAATAGTCGCCCGAATTTACAACTGCTGAATAGTCGCCCGTATTTACGGCTGCTGACCGGTCGCCCGTATTCATTGCCGCTGACAGGTCGCCCGTATTCGTTGCCGCTGAACGGTAGCCCCAATTTACCGCCGCTGACTGGGCGTCCGTATTCGTTGCTGCGTCGGCTTTCCAGTTGACCTTATCGAGAATAAATGAAACACCAGCTTGTATAAGACCTTTAAGTCCAAGTTCAACGCCGATTTTTATTTTGGTTGAAGCAACTTTGGAATCGCCACCATGTTTGGAAAGCTCTCCGTCCTGTTCCACCTCACAGTATCGATTCCCGTCGCACGGAGGATAATACCTAAATACTTCTAAAGGATTCTCACAAGCGTGAAATCCTTTTTCACAAGCTTCTGCTTCTTTTTCTTCGTACTCTTTCCCTATTTCATACTGAAAACCTCTGCACTTTAAATCCTTGTCAAAGCCTTTATATGCTTTCATTTTTATATCTCCTTTCTATTTGTTTTTTTATTTTAGCGTTTGCTTCAGCATTTGTCTTTGTTTGGGCAAGTATCACAATCGTAACGCACCCAATGTTCATCGCCGTCCTTACCCATACAATCACTCTCGCCTTTGAGTTTTACATATATGTCATATGCTTTGTCTGTCTCGTCGTCTATGGGTTTATAATAAAAATCACAGTTTTTGTCTACACAGTTGTCGCTCCAAAACACGCCAACATTACAACCGCAATCCTCATCAGCCCATTCCCCTTCAAACCTAACATCGTTTATGCAGCATATTTCTGCAAGCTTATTGAGTACGGGTATAGGGCAACTCCACGCCGTATCAAACCACAGCGTATTCTTGTTGTTGAGTGAAGAGTATTGCGCGTTCCATTTCGTGCCCCAATTCGCCACACTCCAATCATACCAATTATTTGAGCCGTACAACTCCCTCTCCCTCTTGCCTAAATCACCGCGATAAATGTTGTCGGGCATTGGAATAATTTTGTTGAAGTCGATTTTAGACCCATTTCCTTTTATGTACTGAAGAACCTTGTCTATATTCTCCTGATTTCCGTGAAACACAATTCGATTTGTTACCCAATTTGGCATTTTAATTCTCCTTTCTAAATTAATATTATTGATAATCAAACATGGTTACGCGCCTCTTCTTATTACTTCGTAGTTTTTAGGGATTCTGTTTACCGGCACATATGTATATTCATTTAAATTCATCCAAAACGGACGACTAAACTGATACGCAGCCGGATGCTTTACCAACCGTTTTTCAGTACCGTCCCACAGAGTAAATTTGATTTCACTTCCGATTGGCAGATTGCTGAGTGCGTCTGGACTCTTTTTCTTTTTTATATTCTCATAGCAACGCTCTCGCCATTCCTTTGCCCACTCATACTCCGTAGGGGTAAGCACATCAAGTATTCCTTTCGGACAATCATAGTAACCGGGACCAGCGCTTTCGTCCATATCCTTGTAAGAAAAGTTTAAATAGTCTTTGTTGTTAACGGACGTGAGCATCACCACTCCAAAAACACTTTCCTTTTCGGGCTTAGCTCCAGTTTTGAAAATGGTTTTCTTTACAGCGGCATAGTAAGTAGAGCCTACCATAGCAGATTTGAGCACTTCATATCTCCCCTTGTCGCCCACCATATCGCAATTCATTATGCTGTCGCACTCTGCTTTTCTATCTATTTTGCCGTTCTTATAGAATGACGCATGATAACTTGTCCATCCCATTTTAAAATTCCTCCTTGATTACTTCTTCAATTACATTATTGTTTTTGTCCATCCAGTATGTATTCGCGCCCAATTTTCTTTTCTTATACCCTTTGCTTAGCATTTGGTATTCCTGCTCCGCTACTGGGTCGTGCTATTGAAGCCCTCTTGCCTTATAGAGCGGAATCCAGTGTGCATCGTAGAAACTGTAACCCGCTCCGTCTATGCCAAAGAAATATCCGAACTCATCAGATTCGTAAATTCTAAACCCACATTCCGACATGATTTCGATTCCATTTCCTTCTTCAAGCCACCAATCATCTGCGGAGTCGCCAAACGACCACATTGTACTCCACATCGGAAGAGCATCATCGTATACTACTTCGAACTCTTGTCTGTAAGCTTTAACTGTCTCAAAGGTTTCAAGTTCAATCGTATACACGACACCATCATCTTTATTATCTACGCCTGTGATTTCTCCGTCTCCACTTCCTTTGAGATCCGCGTAAAAATACACGCTATCGCCAACCGCAGGTTCAGTCACCTCGTGGATGTCCCCGTCGCCGATGTTCATCAGCTTCTCGATCATGCCCTGCGGGATTGCGTTCATTTAGTGAACCCAGCGTTCAGCCGCATCTCTGATTGTTAAACCATTTTTCATTTTCAAATTCCTTTCCTTTTACTCTTCAACTTCACCGAACACGGACTCATAACCATCCGCATCCATGTTCTCTTCAGCAAACACCTTTGCTTCATCGATACCGATCGGGGTAATTTTGTTTTCCGTGTCCCAGCAATTCATGCCGCTGGATATTCGAGCTATAAAGAACTCACCGGTTTTCTTCTGATAAAGAGTTGTCCAACTGCTCGGCGTTCCGTTACAGTAGCTTGTTCTGTCGCAAATTTCCTTTGCAGTTTCTGTGTTGTACTTCTTTCCCTTGATAACCTTATTCATTTCATTTTCCTCCTGAATTTTAATTTAATTTCTGAATCATCGTTCTCGCCATATTATCTACAGCGATATAACTGGAAGCCGTCGCCAAACGCTTTTCATCTTCGGTTGTCAAACTCACGCCCAATTCCTTTAGGACTTTGATTTTGTGTTTAACAAACCTTTTCATTCTGTCTTCTTCTGTCAACCGCAGCTCTCCTCCTTCTGTTTATAATTTTCTTTGCAAGCCATCGAGCTACGGCATCCTCCATCCGTTCCTCGAAAGCTATAATTTTACCCTCGTGCCACAGCGCATACAAAAACGCGACGACGAAGGCAATTTCAATTACGGTTGTGATTGCAAATCTCAATTCCATTTTGATTCCCTTTCTGATTTAAAATAAGTTTGTACCGTTTTGTCTATACGCCTCATTCCATTTTCGCGCCAGTTCCTCCGCCTCTCTACGGCTTTCACATAAATGGCATATATCAGCGTTGTATCTTTTAAGTATGGCGATTAAGTTATTACCCGTCGCTATCGTGTCGGCGAAGGCGAAATACTTTCCGTTTTCGGCAGTGACAACCACAACAAAAATCATTTTCATTTCAAATCTTCCACTCTCCGCATATGTTTCCGTTGCTGTCTATCACCTTGCCGTCTGTTCGCCCTTCGGCTACAGCTCTGCTTATCTGCCCAAAAATTCGGTTAAGCTCAGCCGCCGTGGCGTAGTAGTCGGCATATTCATTTTCCGCGTCACAGCCATGAAAAGCGGCGTTCCCGGTTTTGATTTCGATTTTCATTTTGATCTCCTTTCAGAAATTAACCACCATTTTCGCGTTGTGAACTGGACTCACCAATTCGCCGCCAAAACAGACTAACTGCCCAGTACCAACTTCAACAGCGTTGTACTTTGCTGACCCGCTTACCCTCATATAGTAATCGTCGTCCTCGGCACGAAACACATCTCCGCAGCGTATTTCGTTAAAATCTATCCAGTCTTTCGTTTCCTCTCTGATTTCCATTTTGTTTTCCTTTCTGATTTTAAATTTAGCAGCCGAGTTTGGTTTTCCTTTCACGGCGGCTCTATCTTATATCACGACTTCGGTTATTTACCAAAATCTTTTAAAATTTTACGCCACATTTTCTTCGTATTAGCTAAAGCTGTACTCGATTTACATCTCGTATTAGCTAACGCTGTATTCGATTTACATCTCATACTCAACATAGATATCGCCGTTAGGCATATATACGCACGACCACACGCAGCCGCGCTCATACACAGCCCGTTCGGCTACACACATAGCATCATCGAGATTGTTGAAATGCTTTCCGATTACCAAACCGTTTTGCTTTTCAACTTCGACCCCATAGGTGTTATAACTCATGATCCGATTTCCTCCTCACATAGATTTACTCGCGCCGTGTGACCGTCTCCCCAGCGCACCAATACAAGAGCGGATATGCTATTTCCGTAGATAATAATTCCGCCCGTTATGTATGCCATATACTTTTCGCCGTCGTTTTCAAAACGGATTTTCGTTTCAAATCCGACTTTCCATATCACTCCCTTTACAAACTTTTCGTATGACATAGTAAAATATTCGCTCCTTTCATTTTCGTTTCGATTTTGTAGCATTTAAATTATGTTTTGAGAACAGAAACACTTCGGGAATATAATTTCACTACCAATTTCCGAAGTGATTTTCTTTAGTTTATTTCGCGCAATTCTTCGAGTATTTCATCTTCTCCGAATACGCGCTTTACTCCTTCCCATTCGTGACAACACGCCTTCCAAATCTTATAAGCGTTCGGATTTCGCATTAGTCTGCCGAATTCGTTTTCGGTTTCGGTTTCATACCCAAATTCCGAACAAAAATCCTCATAGTCACCGGGGTCATACTTCGTCAAACACGCGAGAATGTCGTAGCAAGTCGGCGTGATATTGTGTGTTGTGTTATATATGGAATCCCAAAATGTCACGCGCATAACCGCTCCGCTGTTTGTGTTTCGGATATAAACCGAATAGCAGTTTCGCAAATAATTTTCCTCCCACATCGGATTTGAATTTCGCTCCTTAAAAGTGATTTTAATTTCAATTCCGTTTCGTTCTGAAAACTCATTTGCCTGCATGACATAATCATTCTGTATAGTGTTTACCATGATTTTCGATTCCTTTCTGATTTAGATTCCAAATGCAAATCTTGCGCCGAATATAAATTTAGTTTTGTCGTGTGGGATATCCACGACATCGAAACACTTATCTGGCACGAATCGCATCTTAATTCGTTCTGATTCCGTATAAAGCTCACCTCCGATTAAAATGTTACCGTTGTGTATGAGTGGGTTCTTGTGGGTCCCATCGTATTCCGGTTTAACTTTGTAATAGCGCATGATTTTAAATTTCCTTTCTTATTTAGATTTTTAGTTTTGATTTAATTTCACTTTTGAGCGTAAAATTTTTTATGCCGCTTTTGTTGCCTTTGCTTTTGTCTGAGCCTTTGCACTCGATTTTTTCGCGGCGTTCTTTGCATTTTCGGCGGCTTTTTCGGGCTTCGGGTCAATTTTTTTTGCCGTTTTTGCTTTTTCCGCGGCTTTTTTTGCGGCGCGCTCCGCCTTCCTTGCTTCACGGCGTGCGGCTTTTTCTGCTTCTATTTCTTCCGCGGTTTTATGCGCGACTTTATCGAGGCGATCTGCAATGAATTTCTCGAACGAGTTACGGAATGTTACTGCCGCATAGGGCAAAAATTCCTTCTTGTCGGCGTCGCGGTTGATTTTACGATATGAGCCGCAGAATGTTAACAGTGATTCAAGGTCATTTTTTTCGGCGTGAAGTTTCTTCCCCGCGCTCTTATCGGTAAAAAATGCAAGCACTGTTTTATATCGTGTAAAAACTTCATCCGCGTCGTGTTCTCTATCCTCATGCGCCGCGACTGCGTAACGGCTCACGGCAAGCCGTAAAGACTCAACGGCGTTTTTCCAATTGTCAATAACTTCGATGGCGTGCTTGTCGTTCTTGTACATTGTCGCGCTGATGGCGCGGGACTCTTTGCGATTTTCTTTGATGGCGTTTTCAATTCTGAACATTTTTGTTTGCTCCCTTTAAAGTAAAATTTTTTGTGCTTTTTAGCACATAAAAGCGCACGAGCCGCAAAAGCTCATGCGCTCGACATCTGCTAAAAAAAATATCGTCCGTCGTTTCAGCGCGCTATTTGACAGTTTGCACGCTCCACGGGCGCACAATGCGCCCGCTCCGCTCTTCTCGCTTTTTCATTACCTCACGGCGGCGGTTGCCTTCTGTTATAATTTTCGCCCACGGGCGCGCCCGTCACGGTGCGCGTCTGTACTGATAAAATACATCGCCCTTCCGTTCGTTCTTCCCGTGCTCCGCTCTTGCCGTCGAGCGGCTCCGCGCATAATAACAGCGACATGCGCGGCGCGTATGGTATAATCGTATCGGCGGCGGCTTTAAGCGTTCCCACGCTTGCGGCATTGGAGCGTTCCCACGCTCCGCCGTTGCTCCGCTTCGTGATTATGTTTTCAAGGTTCAAGAAGGGCAAGCCCTGCGCCGCTTGACTTTTCGCGGCATTGTGTTTATAATCCTATATATACCGCTTGAACCGTGCGCGCCTTGCCTTCTTTATGGTAGATTAGCACCTTGCCGCGCCTTTGCGGTCATCCGTCAGCTTGTCGGCGGCGGCTCTGCCGCTCTGCCGTGCCGTTCGGATGTTGGCGCGCCCTGTTCTCTTGAGTACGCCCATAGTATAGCACCAAAAAGTGCATTGTTATACCCAAAAAGGAAAAATAATGAACTTTTTAGAGATTTTGCACATCTTTGTAATATATACACAATGAACCTACACAACGGAGCTGATAAACTTGTGCAATACTAACAATTATGACCCCATTATTATTGCAGAAAAGATTAAACAAGAATGCATGAGACAAAATATCACGGTGAAGACCATGTTACAAGAATTAAACATCAATCACGCCGCTTTAACTAAAATGACGCACGGCGGCGCGCCGTCTTATATTACCGTCGCCCGTATATGCGATTATTTAAATATATCTATAGATACTCTGCTCAATCGCCCCGCGCCGCCTGACGCCGCCGCCGACATTAACGCCGCCGTTGAGTGCATAGCCCGCGCCCGTGGGATATCCGCCGACTATGTGCGCGGCGTTCTACGCTTGCCGCCGAACGGCAGCAGCAGCACCAACAACGATATATAATATTCTATAATAGCATAATGCCCTCGCGCAAGTCTACGGGGCACGGCTACGCCGTGCGACGCTCCACCAACAATGAGACGGTACGCGCATTATAGGCATATATACCTACCTATATAATATATAATATAATACCTATACACATCGGAATTTATTTTTTGATGCATAGGTATTTTTTTATTTTAGCATATAAGATGTAATTGACGTGTTGACGGTGATATTATGCAGTGTTGACGCTGACGTGTAGACGGCGTTGTAAATACAACAAAAAATAATGCTTATATAACACTAAAATATCATAGCTTGTATACCTCGACTATATAGGTATAATAATCCATAAAATACGCCTTTATAGATTATTCCCCGTAAGGGGGGCTATTTTAAACCTATAGCAGAAAAATAATCGTGAAAAACCGCTTAGTTAATCAACCCTACTCACACGTCGTCAAAATAGACCCTCAGAACTACACAAATCCCGCCCATAGTAGAGGGTATCTTCTACGGGTCAGGTAGATTGGTGCTTTTTAAAATTTTAAAAAAACTGGTAAAAGCCCGCTCTACGCACAAAGTTACCCCTACGAGCATCCGAGATAAAGATGTGGTACAGGCTAAAATCCCTAAAGTCTACCTTACGAGCGGTCTTTCGTTCGTGGTATAAGCCTATAGACCCATCAGGGTTGGTATGTACAGGCTGACATCTTCGAGGAAAGCTTCTACAAGTTCTATATATATATACGATCGTCTTACGCGCCGAAGGGCGCGTTTTTTTATTTATGTTTATCGCTATGCGCTAAGCTTCTACCCTCTACTTCTGTTAATAATTTATTCATAAATTTAACCTTCAGATTTTGGTAAATCAGCCAACCTCGGGTGTAAGGTATATACATAACATAGTGGTATAGGCTACGGCGTAAGCCGTTTCAAGGCAAATCCGAGGTGAGCGACACTAATAAGGCGAACGGAAACGGAGCGCAGCGCAGTTAAAGGCTTGCTGAGTTCGCCTCAAGATGGAGCGAACCGAGGATGCAGTCTTCCTTTAGAAATAAGGCGAAGCCTTCCACCCGCCTACGGAGATGTTTGAGGGAGGCGTCAGCGGTATCTCCGAAGAGAAGTTAGCGAAGCTTGCGAAGAGAACTTCTCCCGAGGTGGTATAGCGTAGCCTCCCGCCTACTCCGTAGACGGAATTATGTGACGAGCAAGGACACGTTAGTGGACTTGTGACCTTCACATAACATATATTGTTTTTATGACAAGGGGGTGCTCAGATGCCTTGATATACAAAGGGTGTAGAAATCTTTAAGACATTTGAAGTTTTAAAATCAAAAAATAGGGAGGAAAACATTATTAGCGTCAAAGTATGCGATGCGATTATGGGTGCTGGTAAAACCGAAGCTGCCATTACCTATATGAACGAACACAAGGAGAAGAAATTTATTTATGTAACGCCGTATCTGGCGGAGAGCAATCGTATTAAAGAGGGGTGTCCGGAGCTGCGCTTCGTTGAACCGAGCAACAAGCTGGGTGAATACCATTTTAGAAAAACGGAGCATACGGCTGCTCTTGTTGAAAAGGGGTGCAATATTACCACTACTCATGTGGCTTTCAAGAGCTACTCCAGAGAGACCTTGGCTAAGATAAAGGAACTCGGGTATACCCTTATTATAGATGAGAGCTTAGAGGTTCTTGTTGAAAGCCAGTTGAAGCCTATTGATGTAAAAATGCTCAAGGCTACAGGCTTTTTGACGAATGACAATGGCGTATATTTGCCAACGGGTAAATGGTATGACGAGGGTAAGTTCTCCGAAGAAATGAAGATGCTTCGTTCTCATAGCATTATAAGCCTCAACAATGGGTCAAAGGAGAAGCTTTATTATTGGGCGCTGTCGCCTGAGTTGCTTACCTCGTTTGATGAGGTGTTTATACTGACCTATCTGTTCGGCGGGCAAAGCCTTTGCTATTTTATGAAAGCCAATAAAATCCCCTATACCTATATAGGTGTGTCGCTAAGGGACGGAGTTTATCGCTTCTCGGACAGCGTTGATTATGTGCCGGAATACACTAAACACATCAAAGATCTTATACATATAATAGAGTCGCCAAAGCTCAACCGTATAGGCGACCCACCCCATGCGCTGTCTATGAACTGGTATCAAAGGCGCAAGGCTGGTGAGGACGGCGAACTTAAGACAGTAAAAGACCATATATTCAACTGCTACAACAATATATGGCGCGGGTGCAAGGCGGACGAGCGTATGTGGGGAACCTATAAGAGCGCTTGCAACAAGGTGAAAGGCAGAGGTTACACCAAGGGTTATGTCGTCTTCAACGAGAGGGCTACTAACTCATATATCAACAAGAGGTATCTCGCCTACGCCGTCAACCTGTTTATGAATGTCGCGGAGAGGCGTGTGTATGAGAAATTTGGTGTAGAGGTAGACCAAGATATGTACGCCCTTTCAACTATGTTACAGTGGATATGGAGATCGGCTATAAGGCGTGGAGAAGAGATATGGCTGTATGTGCCGAGCAGAAGAATGAGGACACTTTTAAAAGATTGGATGGAGAGGGTTCAGAATGGCGATAAAGACGAAGACGATTACGAGTAAGATATCTGTGAGTGAGCGAGAGACGCACATATATAGAAGTGGCGACGGCTGGGTAATGGACAGCACCGTTCCGAAAGACTTCAATGCCGCGCTGCGTAAGGGTTGGACACCTATAGAACAGACGGTTTACGACGACGGCACTGTGTGCGGGATGATTCTAAAGGCTATCCCTTCCGCAGTTACTATAAGAAAGAACGCCGCTCGAAGCATTTCCGAAGAACAGAAACGCAAGGCGACGGCGGCGTTAGCGAAGTACAGGGCAGAGAAGTGAGGTTAAGTTGAACCTGCTCAAAAATGAGCGGGTTCCAAAAATGGGAATATGCCCACCTTGAGTATAAAGATACAGACCATTTTCGCAACCTCACGAAGATGGTAACCGCCGGTAAGGGTGTTCAAATCGTTCGCCCTCCCTCAACTGCCGATATGGTACTATCGCTCAAAAATGAGCAATAGCTATACAACGGTATAGGGGGTACGCAAATGCGACTCCCCTTTGTCCCGAATATTGCATATTATTCGTGACATTTTAATTATAAACAAAGGAGAAAATGAAGTGAATGAACTGACAGTATTTAACAATGAGGAATTTGGAGAAATCCGCACCATAACTATTGATGGCGAACCGTGGTTTGTAGCCAACGATATTCTTCGAGTTCTCGCGGTAAGCAACTTGAAAGATGCTCTGCGCACCTTGGATGATGACGAAAAATCGGGGGTAGATATTATCGACCCCCACGGTAGAAAGCAAAAAACGAATTGTATAAGCGAAGCTGGGCTGTATTCAATCATTCTTCGCAGTCGCAAGCCCGAAGCCAAAGCTTTCAAGCGCTGGGTTACACACGATATACTTACTCCCTGCAAACTTTAACATTAATAAATGAAGGAGAAAATGAAATGAACGAATTAATCAAAATCAACTATGAAAGCGACAGACCGACGGTCTTAGCGAGAGACCTGCACGAATTCTTGGAAGCAGAAACCCCATTTCACAAATGGTTTCCGAGAATGTGCGAATACGGTTTTACTGAGGACGAGGACTATCGGACATTTTTGTCCAATAGGTCTGACGGCTTACCGGGTAAGCCGAGACAGGATGCACAGATCACCATCGACATGGCAAAAGAGATCTGTATGCTTCAGCGTAACGAGAAAGGCAAGCAAGCGAGACAGTATTTCTTGCAACTCGAAAAAGCGTGGAACGATCCAGACATGATAATGGCGAGAGCACTTAAATTTGCAGAAGGCAAACTTAGATTAGCGGAAGCCAAAATTTCTGGTCTGCAAAGCGAGCTCGATGTCGCTCAACCGAAGGCGGACTTCTATGACACGTTTATTAGCCCTAATAAATGCACAGGGCTTCGAGACACTGCCAAAGAACTTGGTATCTCTGAGCGTAAGTTCGTTAACTTTCTGATAGATGAAAAGTACCTGTACCGCACTCCAGCTAAACAGCTTCGTCCTTACGCAAAGAAGAGCAACGAGGGCTTATTCGAGACAAAAGATTGGTACACTAAGTCGGATATCGTATCGGTAAGGGTGCTCTTTACGCCGCAGGGCAAGCAATTCTTTCATAAGAAGCTTATAGAAAAGGGACTTATCGGCGCACCTATGGTATGCGCGTGAAAGAACCAGTAAAGACAAGATATTAAATGTGGGGTGTAACTACCCTACCGGGACACTTTAAACCGAAGTTTGTAATATATAGACAGCAAAACTCGGACGAAATGAGATATGGCTGATATTTTAGGGAAGAGGTGTGAACGGCATTTTACAGAAAGGATTAGAGAAAGAAGTTGAACAGAGGATTTTGTGAGGGTTGCCCGTGGATTAACCGCTGCGGCAACGACGACAACGACTACCCCTGCCACGGCAGTTGGGATGAGGTTGCTTACATAGACTATGGAAATCAAGCCATAAATACGGATATGGATGAGGAGAATTAACTATAGGTAATACAATATATATACCGGGTATCGATGCTAAGGATATATACATAACAAATGAGCTGTACCCCGACACAGGTTATTCGTTGGTGGATAAAGACGGCAAGGTCAATTATAGACGATACGCCAACACACTCGATTACAGTTTAGATCAGATAAAACTGCGCGAGGTTTATGAGAAAGTGTACCGCCGCACTAACTTCAGCTTTTACGGAAGAAAGAAAGAGTATACCTCGCGTGTAATAAATGTAACCTTTAAATACTCGGTGGCGGAGTTTAATAAAGCCGGCAGAAATAGGTATATTCGCTTTGGATATAAAGACTCAGACCTTAACTTCAATGACTGCGTGGCTATAAAAGACGGCGAGCTGGTGGGAATAATACTTGGACAGCCTGTGGAATATCCGGTATCTGACGAGGTGCTCGGTAAATACTTCGGTTTTGAAGGTGGCGTATACACGCTTATCAAAACACCTAAGACGCTGAAGAGCACAGCGGAGCTGCGCAGGACACTGTATAATGACGGCTTTGTGTGTAATGGAGTAAGGTATGTCAGGTGGAAGAGGTCAAGCGGCAGTTCTCGCGTTGGCAAGTGTCTCTTTATTGACGAGAAGCTGTATGCTCGTATGCACAAGTGGGAGATGTGTGGACTGAAAGTCGCCGAGGGTGAAGAGGTAGACCTTGCTGCGCTTGAGTCATATATCTCTCTGCCGTCAAGCTCTATTATTGATATACTGGAAATAAACCCTGAGAACATTCTCGTGATAGACGACTACGAGAGCAAATTCTTCGATAGGGTTATGTCCGTCAGCGAAGATGGCGACCACCTAATCGCCGAAGAAAAAGACGAGCAGATAACCAACTCTATCTGGGACGGACAGGGGCTTATAGATATATCAGCTATGGGCAAATACAGCGATAAGGGCATGATACTACTCCGCAATCTCTTCTTTAAATGCTGTTGCTTCAATACAAACTTGCAACAGTGGTTTGCCGACCACGGCATAACAGAGGTGAGCCAGCTAAAAGGCTACACTAAAGCGAAGCGTGTGGAAGATATAAAGATAGTAACCACGCCGAGCAGCATCAAGTATCTGAAGTTCGGGACGATAAACGATTGGATGAAGCACATCGACAATACTTTTGGCGTTGTTAAGTATGATAAGCCGACTCACTTTTTTGACGGGCGCATGGTGCAGACGCACTATCAGCTTCTCAACAGCTTGCAGATGGACAAGGCTGAGACGGCGGCGTTCCTCAAGGAGACATTTGACTATATGACAGCTATCAGAACAGACCCCGCAGTTCTGCGCTACCATATCAAATATCCGATAGAAGACGAATTTGACATCTCCCCTGCTGAGTCGAAGAATGATGTTGTATATAAGCTTCTCGGTCTCAATGACAGATTTGCGCAGACGAAGCTTTATCATGACTTCAAGATAGATATTCTTAAGTCTTTTACAAAAAATCTTAGGCTCGGTCATGTGCTTGTCGAGGGCAATTACGAAACCTTGTTTGGCAATCCAGTTGAGATGTTACAGGCGAGCATCGGCAAGTTCGACGGCGTGTCGGTGCTGGGTGTTGGCAACATACATACGAAGAGGTTCGAGTACGGGCAGAGGCTTGTAGGTTCGCGCAGTCCCCATATCTCAATGAGCAATGTGTGGGTTCCGACGAATGTGGAGTGTAGCGAGATCGACCGCTACTTTAATCTGACGAACGAGATAGTCTGTATAAACAGTATTGGTGAAAATGTCTTAAACGAATTATCGGGTTGCGATCGATGAGGGTCGCCCCACGCGGCAACGCGTGGTGAAAAACACGGTGAACCCAGAAATCTGGGGTGTGGTCGGAATAAGCCACCGACTGCTAACGGTAAACATCTAAATGGAGAATAAAAATAAGGAGATTTATTGAAAGAAGTTTGGAAACCCATTGAGGGTTATGAAGATTATTATGAAGTAAGCAACACGGGAAGAGTGAGGGGGAAGACTCGCACAGTCAATTATATAGATGGTCGAGTAAAAGTATTTGAGGCGAAAGAAATTACACCAACACCTAATACGGATGGGTATATGTCCTTAAAGTTATGTAGAGGAAACACATATAAAACCGTGCGTGTACATAGGCTTGTCGCACAAGCTTTTATTCCCAACCCTAATAATTATCCCGAGGTAAATCACATTGATTGTGATAGAACAAATAACAATGTGTCGAATCTTGAGTGGTGCACCCACGAACAAAATGTTCGGTACGCCATAGAAGCTGGAAATCATATATGTACAAGAGACTTAACCGGCAAAAACAACCCCAATTATGGCAATCATATTTTGTCTGATATATATAGAAATGACCCAGAACTTGCAAAAGAAAAACTTGGTAGACCCGGAGGACAAAACGGGAAAGCTGTTCCTGTGCAGGTGTTTGATACTGCGGGGACAAAGATGGGCGAGTTTGGATATCTGAGGGGTTGTGCAGATTATATCATAGATTCGGTCGGACAAGATTATTTCTCGAAAATCACAAATAAGCCCCGCGATTATGTGGCGGATAAAATAAGTAAATCAATAAAAACCAACATCCCTTATTTGGGGTATACATTTAAAGTGGCTTAATATAAAAATCTTCTCCACAAGACAATACCGTGCCAAGCAGTGGTAGAAATATCACTGAAGGTGTAACGACTAAGAGATACGGGCTAAGTCTATTGATACGCCTATGAACTCTGTACTTATGCGGTGAAAATCCGCATTTTGGAAGTGCCGTGGACGTTGTAGCGACGTCAAGAGATAGTCTACTCCCCTAATAAATATCGGGAAACCGAGGGTGCAAAGGTTTGATTCAGACACCTCGCTTGTTACGGATAATCTTCACCTTATCAATGCCGCGCTTAAGAACGAAGGTAAGTTTTTGATAGCGGTTCCGGATGTCTCGTCCGTTAAGAAAAAACGCAGATACACTCACGACGAGCAGGTTGACCTTGATGTTAAAACGAGCAACAATCTTATAGGCGATATCATCAACCTCAGTCAGGAGCTCAATACCCGCATATGGGATGTCCTCAATCGCGGCGGCAGTTATAGTGATATTGAGGAAATATATAAAGATGTATGTATCTTGAATATTATGAGCGGCATTGAAATCGACAAAGCAAAGAAAGAGTTCAATATCAATAATGCTAAGGAGCTTCGCCGACTGCGTGATAAATATAAGATTGAGGGCGATGACGGAAGAGCCATTAAACCCAACTTCTTCAAGGCGAAGGATATCGGCAAAGGTTACTATGACCGCAAGCGAAAGAATTACAAGAAGCATTTGACGACCATGGATCATGTGCAGACTTGTATTAATTCGTACAGGGCTCAGAGAGAAGAGATAGGAAAGAAGCAGGAGTATCTTCCCTTCTCCGCTCTTGTGGGTAATGGCATAGATGTTCATCGTAGACAGTACGAGAAAGTCACCCGCGTCATTAATGCCGTAACAGACATGACAAATGAGATAAAGAGTGTATATGCTTCGGACATAGAATCTTCCGTCAAACAGATGCAGTGTTGCGATATCAGGCAGGAGTGCGTAGAGTATGTGGGCAATATGTCGTTCACCAAGAGCGATATGGTCTACCTCTTGCGCCAGATAGAAGAACCTCGTTATTCTCAGATTCAGCGTAAGATATTTAACATACTCTTTGGCTACCCCAACACCTCGTTCTATGAGGTTCTCGAAGCGGGTGTAGAACCTATCGGGCTGCTCGCAGAAGACGACGAGGGTGATGTTGAGCTATATGGAAAGAGATACACTCGATATAAATATTTCACATAAATTGACAACAAATCACGCAAAAATTTACAAAGAATAGGCTAAAATCCGACCCAAACGGGATAAACGACCCCTTAAAATAGCCGTATTATGCGACAAATTTTAGGGGTGTCCCGTGCGGTTACAATAGGAGAGGGGTAAGAAAACTCGCTCCAAATTAATAAAAAGGAATGGTTTATATAGTTAAAATCTCGCAGGAGGAAGCTTTTAAGATTAGAAAGAAGTTTCCGGGAACGCATATAACGGTAACGAACCGCTACGCTCCCAGTCGAAAGAAAACATACTACTGCACCGAGGGCTTTAAGGTGATGCGCTACCTAAAGAAGCTTCGCCACGAACCGTGGAGGTGAGCCGCTGATGGAAGACTTCGCTAAGAAGCAGAGCGGAGAGTCCTATGTTGACTACTTCGTTCGGCTCTTCGACAACAAGAAAATTTATGGTCTCACTTGCGACCAGATAGCCGAGTTGCTCAATACAGAAAGCGGTCAGACGCTCGGCGAGAGTGCTTATCGAAAAGAATTTGCTGCTTTCAATCGCGGTCGCAACTATGAACGTGAGATAGCTGAGCGCGGCGTGGCGACGAGGGTTCTGTCTATATCAGACCTACACTTCCCGTTCGCAAAGCCTATAGAGACATTTTCAAAGTATGTCGGGCGTGTAGACATCCTACAGCTCAACGGAGATATATTTGATTGTCAGTCGATATCCAAATTCTCGAAGTCGTATCGCATACCGTGTATCGAGGAACTGGTTGAGGGTCGGCAGTACATTATAGACCTTATTGACTACATAAAACCGAAGAAGGTCATCGCAAACTACGGCAACCATGAGCTTCGCCTCGGAGCATATCTCGCCAACCACCTCGATTCAGACCTTCAGGAGCTTATGCCTGAGACGGCACTGGACTACATCTTCGTTGATGGTTTCTATCATTACGACCGTCGCAATCATATTAAGACGTGGTTTGAGCCGCTTCGTGAGACATTCGATGATATCGAAGTCGTTTATACTGGCGAGTGGTTTTCACAGATAGGTCATGTAATGTTTGTTCACCCGAAGGCTTTTAGCAGTTCGCCTATGAAGACGGCGGAGAAAGCTGTGCTGTGGTTCCGCAATGAGGGATATGATTTCAACTGCCTTGTAATGGCGCATACGCACAGACTCGGTTCGTATAAAATCGGAAACACCACTATGTATGAGCAGGGTGCGGCGTGTGAGACACAGAAAATGAGATATGGTGACGGCGCGTTGGTTAACTCTCAGCAGCAGGGCTGTATTTATGTGTGTCTCGATAAAGATGGTTATAACATTGAGTCGGCGACGAAGCTTGTCGCCTTTTGAGGAAAGAAAGGAAGATAATTTGAATCGCAAGGAACTTATAAGACTTGTGGCGAAAGATAACTCTCTCACCCTCGGTGATTCAGAGTTCTGCATTAATGCAGTGTGCAACGCTATCTCCAAGGTCGTTAATGGCGGAGATAAGCTGTCAATATATGGTTTTGGTACATTTCAGAAGGTCAGGCGTAAGCCGAAGCCTTACCGACACCCGGTAACGGGAGAGATGTGTGTGCCGGAGCCGTCGGATGTTATTAAGTTCGTGCCGGGTGTAGCGTTCTTCCCGAGCACTGAGCCCGACTACGCCGACCTGTAAAGGAGAGATATTATGCTGATTGCATTGATCTACAACTTTTTAAACGTCTTTGCTCTCACTGGTGGTATTGCTATTGTGGCAATTATCCAGCTGCTCGCAAGCCTCGGCGTGATATAACGATACTTCTTTTTGCAAACTGTAATAATGGCGGTTATGCAGTTACTGATTACGCTCTACGAGGATGCGCCGCACCATAAGCGGTAGACGAGTCGTAGGGTTTACGAAGCCGTGAACTTGCGGCGGGAACTAAAAGACCCTGCGGATAGAAAGTCGCTCCACTGATGAGGAGTAGACAGTTTCCGCAGGGCACTGATAAAAAACATAGGAATGGAATGATTTGATTGTTCGACAATTATCCTGATGTGGTAACTGTTAAAGAGATGCAGACAATGTTGCGAATAGGAAGAAAGGCTGCGTATGACCTTGTACATAACGGCACTATTCCCTCTGTTCGTGTAGGTACAAGCTACTTAATTACTAAAAAGAGTATTGAAAATTTTCTTTCTGCCGGTAGTTGACATTTTGCGCTGTTGTGCTAAAATGACCGTACAACAGCAAGCGGACTACAGAAAGGAGATTATTTAATTGACAGGAAGCTTGCAAGCAAAACGCGGCAAATATTATGCCGTTCTGAATTTCGTAGACAACACTGGAAAGCGTAAGCAGAAGTGGGTTTACACAGGTTATGAAGTAAAGAATAATCTGCGTAAAGCTGAGGCGGCTATGCGGTCAATAATTAGCGAGTATGAAAGTGCTCAGCTGATTTATGAACCCAATATACTTATCTCGGACTACTTAGACCAGTGGCTCACGGAGACGAAACCCTTCATAGACACTGTAACATGGGACGGTTATAAGGTTATAGTCGATTCTCATGTTCAACCGTATTTTGAGGAACACAAAATAAAATTAGTGGATGCCAACCTTGACAATATACAGCAATATTTTGACTATAAGGCGACCCACGGCAGAAAAGATGGGAATGGCGGTCTATCACCTAAAACCCTTCGTCTGCACAAGAATGTTCTTCAGCTTGCCTTTAAGGAGGCTATGCGGCATAAGCTCATAAGGTCTAATCCCTGTGAACTCGTGAGGCTCCCAAAACTTGAGAGACGGGAGTATGAGTGGTATAACGCCAGTGAAATTAACACTCTGCTTGAGACCATAAAGGACGAACCTTTGCATCCGCTCATCCAAACTACAGTCATGTATGGACTGCGGCGCAGTGAGGTTTTGGGGCTACAGTGGCAAAGTATTGATTTTGACACAAATACTATCCTTATACGTCACACGGTCTCTATGTCAACCAAGGTTGTCGAAAAAGACAAAACCAAAAACAAATCAAGTTATCGGTCGTTTCCGCTGTTTCCCGAAATTAGAGAGCTACTGCTTCAGCTCAAAGAAGAGGAACAGAAGAACAGAGAGTTCTTTGGAGACACCTATGTGGAGAATGATTATATCTTCAAATGGGCGAATGGCGCAATGTATGACCCGTCATATATATCGCACAAATTCGGAGACCTATTGAGAAAATATAATCTCCCGCATATAAGATTCCACGATCTAAGACATAGTTGTGCGAGCCTTCTTCTCGCCAAAGGTTGTTCGCTCAAGGACGTCCAAGATTGGATGGGTCACGCCGATATAAAGATGACTTGTAATATATATGGACACCTTGATTTGTCGAGAAAAAAGATGACCTCTGAAATTATTCGCGAAACTTTAGCTCAGGCGTGTTAGACAAAACGTTAGACACATGGGAATTTCGAGCTATTTTAGAAAAGGGAAAAGCCCTGAACCCGTTGAGGCTCAAGGCTTCTGAGA